TCAAAACTTCTTCAAAAAATATCTCAGCTGTCTGTGGTCTAGCAATATATTGTAAAAAAAATTCATTACTAGGGGCGTCATCCATGTTAAATTTAGTTAGCCCATGCAAAGCTCCGTTAGAACCTTTACCCACAACTACACCAGAAATATCATATGAATCACAACCAAATGATCCTATGTGCTCATTGCCTGGATATTTTTTACCACCTTTTAAAACAATATTATTTTGAAGAGTAGCTTTGGGAATGTAAGATACAAAAAATCTTCCTCTTTTATTCGGGCTCCAAATTACTTTAGAATCTTTAATTCCATCCTTCCAATAAAATCCACCTTGTGTAATGTGATGTGCTATATTTAATGAATCGTTATAATCTATCTGTTGATATATTTTTGTTAAATTAAATAAAGATTGTTTGCTTTCATCTCTAAAAGCATGAGATTCGGTTCTAGGAAATTGTCTGTAAAATTCGTTCAAAGCATCAGGATCAGACGCTAATGATTCTACTTCATTCTCCCAATAGTCTACAGCTCCTTGATAGATATATTCATCGTCAATCCCAAGTATGGGTTCGGTAGGATTTTTAAACACTGGCATACCATATTTGTCAATAAACCCTTCCATATTCCATTCCATAGGAATAAATAAATTATACAATCCACTTTTTGTTTGGCCATTTGAGTTTCTATTTAAACAAATCGAAGATTCAAATAAGTTTTTAAAATTTTTCCCACCCTTATCTAAAGCGTTAGATGTAGAGCCCATTAAACATTTACCAATAACCTTACTTCCTAATCTTAAACAAGTTTTGGTTACCCTCCAGTTGTTTAATATATTCTCTGGCCGTTCCCATTTACCACTTTCATCATGTATAAGTAATTGTAATTTTTCTCCATCATAACTATTGTCAGATGTATTTTTCCAGTCAATAGTTGTATCTAATCCTTCTAGCTCACTATCATTTACTTCATACATATTTTTTTTGGTAATTTTAGAGGCTGGCACACGATAAGCTAATTCAGTTTTAGGTTTATCCATACCATCTTGGATGGGTTTAAAAAAGAAAGGATAATTATTTGATATAGGAACTATTTTGTCTGTAAACATTTTTTTTGCATCTGCACCGGTTTTAGATAAAATTCCAATTCTTGAATCTTTGGTTATTGTAGCGGTATTAACTCCCTCACAGGAACTCATAAAAGAAAATCCTGAACGTCTTATTTTTAAATAACACATACCAAAAGATCTTTTATCAGCTCTACACGCTTCCCAGTATATATAAAATATTCTATTAGCTTCTCTAAAATCTGGATGTCCTACATCTATTTTCGTCCATTGTAAATACATATAATGGGTTCCAGTAATGTATGTAGGTACGCCATTGTTTTTAAACCAAAAACCTTCTTCCCTTCTATCAAACTCTGTTTCTATGTAATCAATCCATTTGGTTTTAAAAGAACCTGGTGTTTCATGCCATTGAAAAATAGATTGAATTCTTTTTAATTCTTTTGGTAATTCAGTTGCTTCCCAGTATTGATCAATTTTATTTTTACTTTTTTGATATATACTATTAGGGGGTTTAGGTAAAGCAATTCGTAATCCATTAATATTAATTATATCTTGTATTTGACCAGATTTAGAAATAACTACTATATCGTATTTTTCGTTATATCCATACTGCCATGTTCGTGCTTTATTTTTTGTAGATAAAACATTTTTAGGAACTACATCGTGTAGTTTTATATATAATTTATTTTGATCTTGATTCTGCAAATCCTTTCGGTGTATTTTTATTTTTTATTTCGTTACCTTCCAGTAAATCTTTTTCGTCCTCTATTCTTTTTAATATTTCAAAAGCGTCAAATATGGCTAGTTTTTTAGTAGCTGCTGCATTTTTTAATCTGTCCGCCGCTAACTCATCATCAGCGTCATATTTAATTATGTCTTCTTTAGCAACTTTAATTAATTGTAAAACTGCTTTTTCTCCAGCTTTTATTATTTGTTCTTTAATCTGTTTATTATCCATTATTTAAAACCATTGTTATATTTTCTGTATACATTCTGTATAATTTTTCTCCATCAACACTGAACTCATATTCACTATCTGGAGTAAATGATATTTCATCACCAACTTTAACACCTAATTTTTCTAGTTGATTGTTTATAAATTTCATTCTACCAATTAAAGGTTCTTCTTTTCCTGTTTTATTTAAATAAGATAATTTTACAGGAACAGGTTTTACAAAACAATATTTAGAATGAGAACGCCATTCACTACCGTTGTAATATAAAAAAAATTGGTCAGGATCTATAAAAAACAAATCATTTCTAAAAAAACTTTTACCACTTTTTTCTACACCCTGCATGTCATAATAAAATTTAAAAACATTATGATGTACTAATAATATATCTCCTATTTTTATTTCTCCTTTATAACTTATAGGCATTGAAATAACTTGAGCAAAACGGTTGGATGATTTATGGTCTTCTTTTGAAACACTAATTATAAAATCTATGTCGCCAATTTTTTTCTCATTATCATACCTTTTACCTTTTAATGGACGTACAATAAATGAATATGGAGATTGCATTAGAAATTAATATTATATTCTAACGATATAGGTAGAGTCATTTTAAATTCTTTCCACAACAAAAGTTCTTTATTTTTTTCAATCCATATTTTATAAGATTCTTGCCCTTGGTCTTGTTGAATTAAATGTATTACATAAGTGCCACCTAAAACTTCCTGCCCTACGATGTAGTGCATCGCTCCCGACTTATAGTCAGCTCCTATGGAAATCTTTCTAATGTCCATTTTTTAGAATGAAGTATTGGCTGTAAGTATTCTATATAAAATATTAATTCTTAAAATACCGTTTCCTTGAGTTGGATTACCAATATTAGTAAGTAGTAATGGTGCGTTAGCTCCTAAAGCGCCAGCTGTAACACTTTGTTTTAATATTACATCTGTAACAGAGTTTATGGTGCTTGAAGTAATGGTTGTTATTGCAACACCATTTAAACTTACAGTTGAGTTATTTATAAAATTATAAGCAGTAGTGCCTACATCCATAAATACATCAAATGAAATAATATCATAAACCTTACCTGCACCAGATGCTGGTAAAAGAGTTACATCTGTTGTTCCTAAAGTAGTTAAATCTGAATCTTTAACTTCAATATTAGCAACGACAGTGTCTATGCCAAATAAAGTTTTTACATTTTGTAACTTACAAGTTTTAGTTAATAAATTATCATTTTCATCACTTAGAACAAAATAGTCGTTTAATGTCGGTGAAACATTTGGATACGCTACTGTGTTGCTAATTTTTGCCATAACTTATTTTACCTCTTCAGTTTCTACTTCTTCGACTTTTTCTTGTTGTTTTACCTCACCAGTCATAATATCTATCACTGCATCTTTACCGTATTTTTCTGCTAAAGATTTTTCATCTACAGCAAAAGCTTTACGTAAATCACCTATGTTTTCTACTTGAGCTAAAACTCTTAAAACATTATCAGCTATATCTATTTTAGCTTTTGTAAACTCTTGATTTAATCCTTGGATTCTTTTTAACTCTTCGTCGTTTAATTTAATTTGATTCATTTTATTTATTATTAAGATTTATTTTCAAATATACTAATTATATTTTATTCGACTGGAGGATTATTAAAAGTAAAATATAACATCTCATCCACCGGTTTCTTTTCTAAATCCACTTGTTCTTGTATAGATTTCTGCATCGACACCACATCTAATCCTGCTTCTAACCATCCAATAACTACATTTTCAAAATCTTGATCATTAGCCCATGGTATAAAAGGGGTGTTGGGGTCGTATTGTATATTGTGAGTGGCAATAATACTAGAGCTATATTTACCCTCAGAACCAGTGTAAGTGTAATGTATTGTATAAATTACATTGTCATAACCCTCATCGTGTATTTTCGCATCCATTGCGTTTATTGTCCATTGATATGCTAGTGCCATAATTATATTTTTTACAAAGTTAATTATTTATTTTTAAGTTTTTCTATTTCTGCTTTTAGTTCTTGTATTGATATAATAGTTTACATACCAGCAGCTCCTTCAGCAAATGTTATGGTTGGAAAAGAGTCGCCAACAGCAAAGCCATTAATTAGCCCTGTCACAAAACTCGACGGCCCTAAGGTGCTAGAAAATTCTACTCTTAATCTATATTGAGTATTACTAACTATTTCAACAGTAATTAATGCGTGTGTTACAGAATTACTACTTCCTGCTATTGCATTAGTTTCTGTTACTTGTAATGTTCCTCCATTAAATCTATTGACACCATATGTCCTTACAACAGCACCTGTTGTAGCATCACTTACACTTTGCAATCTAGTTCCATATTGTACATAAAACATTGCTTGATGAAAGTTACCTAAGCCACTTACATCCACAAATGTTACGTTTCTAGCTGAAGCAGTATTTTTTTCTTCATTAAAATTATGTACAAATGCTCTTATAAGTCCCGAAGTATCATAAGTAAGTTGAGTTGGTGCTGTACCTGTACCTGAGGCAATTGAACCTCTCACTTCTAATTTTGTTTCAGGCGAGGTTGTTCCAATTCCAACATTACCTGAGCTATCTATCCGCATTCTTTCATTAGAATTTGTAGTAAATAAAATTGGATGTGTACTTTTTTTGTTTTCTATA